TTATAGAAAAAAACAAACATTACAATTTTACTAACTCTGTAGATTGGGCTTGGCATAAACAAATTGCTAAAAAATTAAAATGTGAAGAAATAAGAGTTGTTGGAGAGTTTGGTATTAGCAATGAATTCCTAATGCATTTGATTATGAAAAATAAACATCTTATTAGTAAAGATGATTATGTAATTATTATTACAACACAAATAGGAAGACAATGGCTTTTAGAAAAATTCCCAGAGTATGCAAATATTTCAGGATTATTTCATAGTGATCGTATTCAAAAGCAAGGCCTACCTAAAATTAGTAAAAAACAGAATAAAGCAATGGTGAATTATTTGAACGAAATATTTCCTGATAATAGTATCACCTTAGGTCATTTGTTCTTAGAATCATTTTTGTGTTGGATCGGTTGTCAAGCAGAAATATTCAACTGGGGTCAGACTTTTGTAATGAGTGGATTTGAAAGCCAACAACTACATCATACTCGGGTTAGCTTATATGATTTAGAAATGACAGAATTTGCAGACCACAGTATCAAACAGTATTTTCTTGATCAAGGCGGAGGCATAGATAGAAGAATTATGCATTTAAGCAAGCCAGGTCATGACTGGTTAGCTGACAAAATAGTAGAATGGTATGAAACCAGATGGAAGCCAGATGTCGATTGGACTTTACCTGATGTTGAACTTCTGTTTCCTGACAAACAAAGTGTATTGGACTGGTCAGGTATTGGTGAATACAACACTATAGAAAACAACGGACTGAAAATATATTCACAAATCCCACTTGTTTAATATTTTGGTAGTACTATGACCTTGTACTGTGGGCACAATATGCACAGGTGCAAGGTCATGTCCTACAATTTCTTCTACAGTATAATCTCCGCCTTTAACAATCATGTCAGGCTTTAGTTGTTTAATTAATTTGTACGGAGTGTCTTGGTCAAACACAATCACTTGGTCTACATAAGGTATAAGACCAAGTTGCTCTAGTCTTGTTTGTTGATCGTTAATAGGACGATTGTTTCCTTTGAGACGCTTAACACTTGCATCACTGTTTAGACCTACAATCAATTTATCTCCTAAACTACGAGCTTCTTTGAGTAATGTTAAATGTCCTTTGTGTAATACATCAAAACAACCATTGGTGAATATTACACGTTTTTGTAAATCTTTTTCTGTTAATATATATGTACCAACGTGTTTTACACTTTCTGTTGAACCTTTAACAGCTAGCTCGACAGCCTTTTTGTGATCATAGCCGTTGGTAAGTGCATACACAAATGCAGCTAAAAAACAATCACCGGCTCCAGTAACATCTGAGACTTCTACTGGTTCTACAGGAATTGTATATTTGATATTATCTATTGTAGCACTCACACTGTGACCTGCATCTGTGGTGATAATATTACCTTGCCATTCGTCAAATTCAAACTTAGTATATTCGCTGGTGTTAGGTTTTACTAACCAAGCGCCTTGGTATTCATGTGCATATCGCTTTGGGTCTACAATTACCTTAGACCCTTGACTGTTAATATGTGCGATAATTTGTTTTGCATTATCTAGCACACCTTTGTCATAATCGCTTAGTATAACATAGTCGTATTCTGAAAAATCACTACATAATACTTTGTCTAATATCACACCAGATTTTGCATCTTTATCGTCATCTATTCGTGTAATGTAATGTCCGTCACATATAATGCGTGTTTTTATACTATGTGGCTGATTTGTTTCAAATAATGTAACATTTACACCTAGACTTTTAAGATTTTCGTAAACAAGACCTGCACCTCCGAGTGTTTCGACTTCGTGTAGATACTTAACTACAGGTACAGGCGCCTCGGGACTTATACGTTCTGAAGTGCCATATATATATTTGTCGACGATTACATCGCCAAGAACTAATACTTTCATAGATTATCCTCTACAAATTCTTCGGGTGTAATAAACTTATAATTCTCTAAATTAGACATCAGATAGTTGTTGTCACTGCATGTATATTTTTGATAGATTTTTTGTAATTCCTCTGGTACTGGTATGTATTCTATTTCGGCATTATAGTGTTTAGCAATAAGATCTCCCCATTGCTGAAAACTGTATGTACTGCCTGTTCCCAAATTACTTATGAAACTTTTATGCTTGTTCATATAGATTCTATACATAATCTCAACAACATCGTCAACACAAATAAAGTCTCTGAGTACTTCGTGGCTGTTGTCAAACAGTTTGATTACACCTGTTGTTTTTGCCTGATGTATAAAATTACTGTATGGGCTTGCCATACCAGCATGTACTTTGTGATGTTCTCTGTTTCCATACACATTAAAGAAACGCCAACTTTGGATCTTAGATATGTGTTTATTATTCAAAAAACTGTTATCACACATCATTTTAGTAGCTGCATACATATTCTTAGGTGCTAAATTACTGCTAACTTCTTGTGTATCGATGTTGTCACCATACACACTTGCACTACTAGCAAATACAATATTTTTAAACTTATTAGATAATTTTCTTGTGTAAACTACATTGTTGTGATAGATGCTATCCCAATCGTCGCTGCTAGTTTTACTATTAGCGCCTAAGTGCCACAATGTACAAGCTGTTACATCTCCAAAATCTTTCAACAACAATTCATCTGGACTTATAAAGTCTACAAATTCAAACCCTGCAAGGTTTGCCACTTTGTGTTGGTCGAGTGTATCTACACAAACAATATCTGTGTGCCCGTGTTCGTTTAAGTGTTTTACCATGTTACTGCCGATAAACCCAGCAGCACCTGTTACAATATGCATTCATATCTCCGATTATATACGATTATAGCTGATTATATACGATTAGTCAAGCTGATAAATAATATTAACATAGTATTTAACGGAAAGAAGATTTATGAATATTAAAAAAGCGTTTTGGTTCACGTTGGGTTGTTTACTAGTAGGCGTTGCTTTTATTGGTGTATACTTACCCGGGCTTCCTTGGAGTACACCTGCTGTTGGCGCAGCTTACTGTTTTGCAAAAAGCAGTGACCGTATGCACAATTGGATTATGAACCATAAACTGTTTGGCCCATTTTTACGAGGCTGGAGTCAAAAGAGAATATTTCCCACAAAATTTAAATATTTTATGATTGCTACTATGAGTACAAGTATAGCATTTGTGTGGTTCAGTACAGGTAATATCAAAGCTGTATTGTGGAGCGGTGGCTTTATGGCACTGGTTGCAATATGGGCATGGAGATATCCAGGAAGCGAACAAGAGCACCAAAGACGCAAAGATCTTGGACTTAGAACAGCTTGGCTTAAATGATAGATAAAAACAAATTTCAAAGTGTCATTGACACCTTGAAGTTACAAGGAAACTATAGAGTATTCAACGATATTTTGCGAGAACGTGGATCATATCCACAAGCAATACATTACGGCCCATATAATATTAAAAATATCGTAAACTGGTGTAGCAATGATTATTTAGGCATGGGACAACATAAAGTTGTACTAGATGCGATGCATACTGCATTAGACCAGACCGGAGCAGGTAGCGGCGGCACTAGAAATATAAGCGGAACCAGTCATTATCATGTTGCATTAGAATACGAACTAGCGCAATTGCACAACAAACCGTCGTCTTTGTTATACTCTAGTGCATATGTTGCTAATGAATGGAGCTTAATTGCACTTAGTAAAATTATACCAGACATTGAATTTATCAGTGATAGTAGTAATCATGCAAGTCTTATACAAGGTATTCGACACAGCGGTGCATCCAAACATATATTTAAACACAATAATATGCAAGAGTTGGAAGATATTCTTAAAACAGTATCTGGCACACCGTGTATTGTATTTGAAAGTGTATACAGCATGGACGGCTGTGTGAGTAATATTCAAGAGATAGTAGATCTTGCAGACAAATATAATGCAATAACATATATTGACGAAGTTCATGCTGTAGGTTTATACGGCGCAACCGGTGCAGGGTATCTAGAAAAACTAGGATTAAAAGACAGAGTTGATTTTGTCAATGGAACGTTAGGAAAAGCATTTGGTTGTCAAGGCGGTTATATTGCAGGAGACAGTGTTGCTATAGATGCTATACGTAGTGTAGCGAGTGGATTTATTTTCACCACTAGTTTAAGTCCTGTAATGTGTGCTGGTGCATTAGCTGCTATAAAATACTTGCGTAGCGAAAATGGTGTAGCACTTAGACAGCAACATCAAAGTAGAGCAAATGTACTCAAAAGCCTATTAGCAATAAACAACATCGATGTTATTGACAACGAAACGCACATTGTTCCTGTACTAGTAGGTGATGCTGTAAAATGTAAACGTATAAGTGATGAACTCATCGCCGACCATAACATATATGTACAGTCTATAAATTATCCTACAGTAGAAGTAGGAACTGAAAGATTACGGTTTGCGCCAACACCTCTGCATACAGATGCAATGATAAACGACCTAGTAGACAAATTGAAAGCAGTATTATGAGTGAAATATGGGATAAAATGATTGAGTGTGAAAGTGCTATTATAGAAAAATGTTCAGCACTAGGAGAAGAAACTTTCGATGATCCCGAGTTTGGGTGGCTTAATCGAGTGTTTCGTGGAGAACATTTTAGACGAGCACACATAGACAGTGTTGATGCTAGAGATTCAAACGGTCTGTATATGACTCACATCTGTGTGTTTCCTAACTATAACAATGATGCTCCTATATACGGTTTTGATATTATATGTGGTAAGAACAAAGTTACAGGTGCATTTCATGATTATAGTCCAACGGCTGATTGGAATCATCCAATGGTAAACTTGTTTGGAGAGTTTGTACAAGATTTAGAATGGAAGAAAGAACGACAATTGCCAGACTGGGCGCAAGCTATATTCAGCAAACACATGGTAGCCGCAAGCAATGTTAGAATAGAAGAAATGCAACAGGTTGTAACTATGGCATTAGACAATTTGGATACATACTTAGCTGAACTTCCAACGTATACTACATCTAGTGTCGACTCTGCGTTAATACGTGAAAAACAAAATAGATATTGTGCCTATCAAAAGCAGAATCCACATACACCTAAAGTCATGGAAAGTTTAGGACTAGATCCAGAAGACGTTAGAACGTTTATTGACGAATGTTTGTTTCCGGAAGACTAAAAACTATCTAACCAGTTTGGCAAGTCTAGTTTGTCCTTTTGACGTTCGTATATAGTAGTAATCTTCTCTACCATTTCTGTGTTGTTTAAAATTAAGTAAGCGCCTCGGTGTAATGGCTTAGGCCAACAGTCTATGCTAACCCAAGCATAGCCTGCACTTTCATGATTGCAACGAGGAATAAACTCTTCAAATACTGTAATACAAAACGTGTTGTAGGTAAACTTTTTATCTTCACTTAAAAATGTATGTAGTGGATAAACCTTTTCAATGTCAGGCAATGGCCCTAATTCTTCTTTGCATTCACGTAATAGTGTTTCGACAGGACGTTCTTTGCGTTCAGCTTTGCCTCCCCAAAAGCTCCACTTGAGTGGATGACTTGAATTTTTACTTCTTTGCTGTAACATTATTCTACCCGTGTCGAGGGCAAGAAAACAGCATCCGCTTGCTTGTATCATTATAGGTATAGTCGCCAAAATCCTGGATTATATGTACCCTCAAATGAATTGATCCATTCTGTACCTGTCCATTTTAGACTGTCTAAAGTTGTTAGATTTGTAGTGTATTGTATAGTGTTTGTTGTACTAGCGTCAAATACAATATTCCAATTGCTGCCGTCGTATTCGATAATATCGTGTTTTTTAGCATTAGCAGCCCATACGCCGTTTGATCCGGGAGTGTCTTGGGTCAGTAAATATCTATCTCCAGTTGCACTTGCTGTTAATGTGCCATCTCCGGGAAAGTTAATTTGTGGATTAATAACAGCAGAAATAGGTGATAGTGTATTGCTTGGAATTGTATTAGAATCTAATGTGATATCTAATAGATTTACGTTGCTAGTATTTAATTTTATATTTCCTACAATATCGTTTGCTGTAACGCTTGGATCATTGGATAATACAAGTCTTATCTGACTAACACTGTCTCTGAATTCACCGAAGCTTTTAAATACATTCTTCCAGTCTAGCAAATTCCCGTCGCTGTCTAAACTACTGCCATTTAAATTTAATAGCTGTGCATTAGCATTACCTGCATTATCAATTGTAAATTTCATCTTGTATTGATCCATTGTAACAACTTGATAACTAGTGAAGATAGGAGTATAGCTACCGCCTGCTCGTAATAAATCCAATCCGGAATCATCTACTTCATCGATGTTGTCAATAATAGTGTGAATCACAGTGTTGCGTAATACTTTAGCAGGAGGGTTAATTAGTATAGGTAGTTGGAACGTAAGTGTACTGATATCAATAATATCATCTACACCGCTGGGTATTGCTCGCATACTCCATGTGGTACTAATAAGTTCTACGTAGCTGAGTGTACTCCAGTCTAATGGATTATCGTTGGTGTGTATGTTTAGTGTTGGATTAAACAGTACAAGTATTTGCTCTAGTAATTGCAATTTTTGTTCTGTGTTTGATGTCCACAAATCAACTTGCATTGTTAATGTGTAAGGTACAGGCTGATGACGCTTAATACTGTATACGTTGCCTACTTCGTTTTCATAACTACCAGTTTCTTCGTTGTATTTCTTTTCGTAGACAGGCATTGTTTCTTCGTACTGTGCATATGTTCTACTCTGTGGAGCAGTTTCTAATCCAGTAACATGACAACTAATAAACGGTGTTGTTTGTAGCATATTCTCAGAATTTTCTCTGACAATGTGCGCCGCCATTCTACTAACATCGCCGTAACGTACAGGCACAGTTTGATAAACTACATTACCTTCTTTATTGGTATGCATTGCAACTTGAAATCCAGCGAAGATACGAATAAATTGCTGAATGTATTTGCGCATTTGCTTATCGTAGAAGTAAGGAACCGCTGTGATTTTTGAACTCTCATATGCCATATTAGTATTTACCCACGCCTGCGTGTTCTTGTACGTGGATACATCAATCCACTTGTAGGACGAGTGTTTACGTCTTTGTTGTACGTGTTGAACGCTATATTACCTGATGTTGCTCTGTGATTCTTCCACAGTGCTATTCTATCATCATCACTACCGTCAAGTGTAACTTTTGTAGAAGTGTCAGTGCTTAAAACATCTGTTGCCGGCGCAGTACTTTTGTATGGATGATCTGCAGGCAAACTTCCTTCTTGTGCCCACTTGTGAGCAAGGTATCCTTCCATACGTTCTACTTCACTTACATCTGTGCCACCA